TGCTCCCAATCATCGCGCGTGTAGCAGTAAAACAGTAGGTGTCGACCGGAAGCCCTTCGTTCGCAAACCCGACTCTGCCGAAGTTCGCCTTCCTGAATTCCGCCCAGTTCTCAAATCCTGCGCTCTGCGCAGCATCGGCTCTCGCGTCCATGGGAACAACGAGCTTGGTATTGCGCAGCTCCGGAAGCAGTTTCTTCATCTCAACATACGTGTCGTCAACTCCGACCGCGTTTTCAATGACCGCATCGACGATTTTGTCCATCTCTTCGATGATCCTCATCGTGTCAACGCGCTCATCCTTCTTCAAACGCTTTCCGTCAACGGTGTTGTTGTAGAACATATCGTACAGATTGGTTACATGAGGATAAAGCTCCTTCGCCGACAGCTTCACACCGTACCTGTCGATAAGAATCTTCTGTATCGAGCTTATCAGCGCATCCCGGCTCAGCTTTCTTCCGTGCGTAAGCTGCAGCTCCTGCTTCAGATCGTCAACATCCTGCCTCAGCTTTTCGTTCTCTTTCTGAAGCGCTTTCAGCTCACTTTGTGTACTTTTTGCAAGAGAATATTTCAGCTTCGGATTGTCCTTATCAAACGTTCCGATGTTGTCCGTTGCTGATTTCAGCTGTGTTGAATCAAACGCCACCCATTCAGAGCCGTCGTGAACCCCGTCATAACCGAGTTCCTTCAGAATGTCGCTTGTTCTTACACCGCCGTTGTCAGCCGCCTCGGACAGGTAGTCAAACACTCTCGACCTGCTCTGAAGTTTTTCGATAACGTGCGGACGGTACGTCTTGTATTTGTCGTCGTGATACGGTGCAAAATACTTGTCGTATACCCTTTCCGCCTGCGATTTTGTCAGCTGCATTTCAAACGGTTTTTTGATTGAGGCATACAGGTCAAGACGGTTCTTTCCGGCATACGCAAACTCTGTCGGATTTGTCGAAACATAAATTCCGTCGCCGTGCGTAACGCCCTGATTGCTCCCGCTTTTTGAAGTGTCAAAAGCCTCAAAATCCGCATCCGTATAGTGATATACGACTCTCGGTGAACCGTCGCGGTTTACGACCTTGCTCACGTTCCGCTTTCCGCCCTTCCAGTCTCCGAACCACCGCTTGAATTGTAACGAATTTGTAACATCGTCCATCTTAGCCTTGACAAGTGAGCCGGGTTCGCGTATACTGTGAACGAAGCCATCCTGAGGCAAGCCACTGGGCAATTGGAGCCCAGCCCCTTGTAGTAGGGCGAGGCTTCTTTTTTTGTCCCAATAGAACAATTCAGTTTTCCCGTTGACCGTGTTGTCTATAGCAGTTTGAAGCTGATTTGCTGCGTTCTTTTTTCCAAACACGGAAGCAAGCGCATTACTATCAATCCTCAGATTGGTTGTTTTTCCGTATCCGTCAACCTCCACGGGAGTAACAACATTTTTCCCGTTTTTGCTGGTCATCTCGATAAACACGACCGCCCTTGAAGGATTGCTCTGAGACTGAATTATAGCAATCGGCTCCTTGATTTTTTCAGGGAGCTTTTTCAGATCAGCCTCGGAAATCTCATGGTCTGCATCCTTCGTGCCGTTCAGTGCATAATCAACGTGCGTCTGATTAAGCGTTACCGGAAGCGCATTGAACCCTATGTCCTGCCATACCTTCGGAGTTTCGCTGACGACAAAAGTGTCATAGACAGGGAGCAGTCCGTTTTTGTAGTCATCGATCTGGTCGGCAAACGATTTGCTGTAATCGTATTTTCTGGCAAGCGACCACCGGGTATTCCCGTAAGACTTGTCAAGCCGGTACACGCCGTAGCCCTGATCGAGATTTTCGTAAACCTCTCCGCTCGTCACCTCTTCTCCGATTCTCTCATAAAGCCTCTTTGCGCTCTCGTTGTCCGGCACAATATACGTCGTGTCAAACTCACCCGCAATGTCTCCGAGAACGGTTGTTCCTATGCCTTTGTTCCGGTATTTTTCGTCAATGTCGATCCTGTCGATTTCGGAATAGTCGTCATAGATTCTGATCGCAACCGTGCCGACGGTCTCTCCGTTGAGCTTTATGTCTCTCCGCTGATATCCGCCTTCGTATTCATCGTAGCTGTCGTCGGTTATTTCGGTTGTGATACCGGAGTTTCCGGCAAGCGACCACCGTATATCCCGATTCCCGCTGTCAAACCTCTCGGTAAGCGGGATAACGTTTCCGCTGTCGTCGTAGGTTATCGGGTCGGCGGATTTGACCTGTTCGGAGCTTCTTATGACATACGAAAATCCGCGCGAAACCGGCTTTCCGTCAACAAGGTCGCCGCCCTCGTCAAGGATTATGCTGTCATAATCAAGCCCGTTTTCGTCAATGAATTCCGCAATGTCATATCCGTCAGTCCAGTCGGGAAGCCCGGATTCCTGAACCTTGCTCAGCCCGTATTCGGAACGCATTTTATCAAAGATTTCCCGGCATTCCGGTTTCCTTGTGTCAAACGTGTTTCCGAGGTTGGCGTAAACTTCATAGAGAGAACTATTGTCTCCGGGTTTTGCATAACGGGAGGCATATTTTTTGTTCTCGGTAAAATACGACCAGTCGCGGAACTCGGTAAAGCCGCCGCCATTCTTTGAGCCGTGCCAGAACAGTCGGTCATACCCGTTAGCCTTGGCTGCTTCATCCACAAGCCTGCGCTGTTCTTCGGTATCGCCCGATTCCACCGCCTTCATGTATTCATTATTCGCACGCGTAAGAGAATACCTTATGTCGTTGTTTTTGCTGTTGAACCGCTCGGAGAGAGGAATTACATTGCCGTCGTTGTCATACGTTATCGGGTCGGCGGACTTCATCTGCTTGCCGCCGTCTTTAAGTACAACATCCGCTGCTACACCGCCGCCAACACCTTCTTTTACATTTTCCACTATTACGGCATCGTATCCGTGCTTAAACGCTTCCGGATATAGATTATCAATATCAATACTTTGCTCGATAATATAATCATTTTCCGAATCGCTCCACGCAGTATCATAAGAAGCCCTGTCTTGTAACCATTCCGGCATACTTTCATCGACGGGAATACTGGTGTATAAGTTGTTCTTTGCATCAATTCTGAAGGGGTTTTCCGCCTTGGCATAAACAGTTATATGTTTAACAGACGTATCTCCTCTGCCGTAATTGAATGCGTCGGCGATATATTCGTTGCTGGTAAGAAAAACGCCTTTGTTCTGGTTGTGTCCGTTTCCGTCCCATACCGTTCTTCCGTCATCTGCCGAACGGTAGAATTTGAAGATTGCTTCTCAGGTTTCATTATCCGTAACGTATACTTCGTTGCCGTCGCTCCATTTCTCCGCCGCCTCGTCAACAAGCCTCTGCTGTTCCTCGACATTCCCGGATTCAACGGCTTTCATGTACTCGTCGTTCGCACGGGCGAGAGAAAACCTGACATCCCTGACTCCGTTAAAAGCCTCAAGACGGCTGTTCTCGTCCCCAGCCTTGTAGGTGACAGTGTTAATTCCGTCGCTCTCAAGACGCGAAACAAGCTCTCCTGACGCATTGTCGGGAAGTATTACCGCCTTAACCTCGTCAAATCCGACAGCTCTCTGCGGCTTTGCCTCAAAATACCCGGTCGGCATTTCTGCAATGTCGCGGACAAGCGCGGCAATGTCGGAAGCGGTCTTTTCGGTCGCTCTGCTGTTGTACTTCTTCAGATACCGCAGAATCCCGCTCTTGTCTTTGCTGTTCCTCACCGCGTCAACGATAAGGCTGTACGCGTCGTCGCTTGCAATGAAGTAGTTGTCGTTTTTCGGGTCGATAAGAGTCTGCGCTATCTCCTGCATCCTCGCGCCGTACTGCTCCTTCAGCGCATTGTACTCCGCCTCGTTCATGGTTCTCAGCCGGGAAGAGTCGTTCTTTATCTCGGAAATACTGTTGTACTTCTTCGCGGATACTCCCCATATTCCCGTTCCGGAGAAAAACGCTCCGCCGGTCTCGTCCTGCTCAAGCATCGCCTTCACGATGTTCTCAAGGTTGTTCTCCCAGTGAAGCGCCTCAAAGCTCCTGCGGTTTCCGGAAGCGGTGTATGCGTCCTTGCTGTTGCGGATTCCGGATTTCTCCTCAGCCCCGCCGAACAGGTCATTAACCCATTTCCGGTAACCTTCACCGTCAGCAGCTTTCTTTATTGCCGCATTGGTAGCCTCAGAGTCAAATTCCGTCTTAACCGTCTCGGCACCGTTCTTTATGTAGTTGAACGTGTCAAGAACATATTTCCTCAAATCGGAAAGAGCCAGCTCCGCCGAAACCTCAGCCGCATCCTTCGCGCTCATTCCGTCCTCAATGAAGGTCTTTTCAAACGCCTTCCTTATCCCGGCTTCGTTCTCCGCAATGAACGCCTTGCGCCTTCTGACAAGGTCGGAAAGCTCCTCTCCGTCCTTTTTCGCAAAACCGTTCATCTCGTCTCTGCCGAGAGTGTCAATAAGATTTTCATACTGCCTGACCTGTCCGTCGGTAAGCGCGGTCTTTGTCTCTTTGTTGACATTCGCAACGCGCTCTCTTCCGGTGTCCATGAGATATATCTGCATCATCCCGGTGTCGCCGTACAGCTTGTCGATCATGGCTTTCTCGCCGCCCTCGGAGGTCAGTACATCCGACAGATCCTGCGCATAGTTGTAAAGAGCGCGGGTGTTGTCATATCCGTACTTTCTTGAAAGGGCATAGTATTTGTCTCTTATCCGCTTCCCGACCTTCTCGTTCGCCTTGTAGTCGATCTTCGGGAATGTAGGTGTCCATGCATCTCCGCCGTAAACCTTGTTTCTTGCGGATTTCTTCGGGTCAATGGTGTCTTTTCCGAACACAAGCGATACGTCGCCGTATTCCGAATGCCCGTCAGCCGCCTTTATAATGGCAATGGACGGCATGGGAAGACCGCCGAGGTCAAGCGATTTCTCAAGCTCTGCGGCGGTCATGTTGTGTACGGCTATAAGGTCTTTCGTCTGCTCAACGTTCGACGAGAGAGAAAAACGTTTTTCGGGCTTTGATACTTCGTTCAGTCTTTCCGTCGTCTCCTCAATCACCTTCGCGTCAGAAATTTCAGAAAATTGCCTGTTGACATTTCTGCTGTCCTGTGATATACTGTTAACAGATGAAGAGCTGATGGTTGACCTCTGGCTGTCGTTTGCGGCAGGCATGCCGACGAATGTAGGCTCTTCATTTTTTCTGCTTTCCGCAAAAATAAATTCCGAACCGTTCGGAAGAAGAATTCTGTGCGTATAATACCGGCTGGCTCCGGTCTGCCTGACTGTTGCCGCCACATTTCCTCTTACACCGTTGATTTCTACCGGTGCGGCAATTGTTATGGTAGAGTACGCTCTTCCTTTGTGGTCTTTATGCCCGGAAATAATTTCCCCGCGCTTCAACACCTTGGGAACGGTAAGCAGCGCAGCTTTCTCCGCCTCCGTGTTGAGATAGTTCAGGCTGTTTGTAATCTGCTTCTCGCCGATTTCGATTTTACCGAAATTCTGTCTGTCAACAACAAACCCGATTTTTCTGAACTCGGAGATCGCCCGGTCTTTGAGTTCTTTTTTGTTTGTCGGAGAATACTCTACGGAGGCAACCGACTCAAGCGCGTTTACTGTATCAAGACTGTTTCTCAGCTGTTCTTTGATTGAGGACGTGTCGTCGGACGCGGTCTCGCTGACTTTCCCGTCAGAAGTAATGCTATACCTCTTCCCCTCGTCGCTCTCAACCGCAGCTTCGCCCTTGACATCCGTCCCGTAAGCCCTCTTAAGCTCCCCGGTCAGCATATCTCTCAGCCTCTCCGCTGCCTGTCTCTGCTCGACCGCAAGGTAAGCATCCTTGCCCCTGATACGCGCAATAAACCTCTCAAGAGCGTTCAGAATCCGTTTGATGATCCCCGGCTTGTTCCGGTTCATCGCCCAGAAGATGTTCTCCCCGGCTTTGCTTGAATGCCCCATGTCGTCAACCGCCGCGCCGAACATATCCGCCATGATCTCCTCAAATATGTACGCATCGTTGACCACTTTCTCGGCAGAAGCGCGTCTCTGCTCCTCGGTGCCTTTCATCTCAAGCATCGCCTGTTCGGTGTACGCGTCAACGTATCTGCGCCAGTTCTTCTCTTTCTGCGCGTCCTCCGACCTCCACGAACGGTCGTCCGGATGCTCAAGCCGTCCCTTAAGGTCGAATGCGTCATACTGCGTTCCGGCAACAGCCTTTATGAAATCCAAGGTAAGCCCGGAATCCGCGTGCGCTATCTCATGCGCGATCGTCTGCGTCACCGCACGGTCGAACGAAACACTTGCCCTGTCAGTGACAGCAAGTCCGTCTCCCGTCAGCACAAGCTTCACAACGTTGTTGAAGTTGTCCCAGTTGCGGCTGACCTTTATAGTGTTCGTGTTCCTGTCAAAGTACGCGCCCGACGATGACTTACCCGCCGCGTCGATGTTGTCGACAACGTCGATCTTTATCCCGTACTTTTTCAGCTTCGGCTGAAGCTCCTCAACAAGCCTGTCCACGTTTCCCGCATATTTCACGCGCATCATCTCACGGACGTTCTCCGTCGATTTTGCAAGCGCGTAGAGCCTGTTTTTCTCCTCGTTCTTCTTCTCGATTGCCTCCGCCTTCTCCTCAGCCGTCATAGCCTCGGATTCCGCGATGTTCTTTATATCGCTGTTGAGCTTTTTTTCCTCGTTGCTGAAGTATGTGTACTGCTCCGCAGCAGAACCTTTTACGGCTTTGTTGTATTCCGTTGCAGTTATTTCGTCCTGATACGCGCTGAAATCCGCCCTGACCCGATTTTTCACCGTTTCCTGCATTGTTTTCGTCTCGGATGAGTTAGTACCACCCTCGCCGGAAACGTTCGCTACAGGCGATTCTGTGAACCCTGAGAGGTCACCGCCGTTTATGACATAATTTCTCACCGTCTCAAGAAACCTGTGCTGACGGTTCGTCGCGTCAATGGCAGCCTTGGTCTCCGCGCTCTTTACCTTCTCGCTGTTGCGCAGACGGCTGTTCTCGGCACGGTTCGCCTGTATCGCCTGATCGATGATGACCGCCGCGTTCTTGTGTCCCTCGGTCGCCGTTGCACCGCTCTCAATCGCATTCTGCGCGGCTTTAAGCGTCTCTGTCGATGAACTCACCGCCTTGAATGCCTCCCTCACGTCGGCGCGTTTCTGCGATACCGTAGTTCCGCCGATCCTCAGCCCGGTCAGCCTCTCAAACGCCGCAAGCGTACCCCTGTCCTTCAGGATGTTCTTCTCGATAACACTGTTCGACGGCTCTCCCTTCGCAAGCAGACTGAACAGCTTCTCGTCATTTGCGGAGGTCACGTCAACCTTGGTATCCTGTGCGCTCTTCGCTTTTTCAAGAACCGCCTGTATAGAATCCGCATTTATATCTCCGGAAGAGATAAGATTCTTTATCTGATTCAGGTTGTCAATTGAAGCATCAATGTTCGCGGAAATTTCGGAAGCCTGATTCTTGCCGTACTTTTCTTTGGCATAGGATTTGAGATATTCATACCAGTCCTTGCCTTCAGAGATTATCTCAGCCGCCGCCTTTGCATCTCCTTTTTTCAGAGCCTCGGAAGCATCGTTGAGTATAGAATAATCGATTTTCTTTGCGTTGTTGTAAAGCCCCTCTGCATTGCCGGGATCGATTGCAGAAATCTGTGCATCGGCGTTTGCTTTCCCGGCTCTGTATGCGCCGGCGATCGTCAGCGACGAGCTTGCAAGACCGGAGATAAACCCGCCGGCTCCAGCCCAGCCGATGTCAGCCGCAACATCTCTCGCCGCCTTTTTTACAGCCTCTTCGCGGGTCATGCCGTCTCTTACATACTCCGTGACCTTTCTGTCGTAATCCGAGTCGTAGCCTTTGCTTATTTTGTCAATGACCGTGTTTGCAATCTCGGTGAATACTTCCTCGGAAGCCTCAATCCCGTTCTGCGTGAGGATCATCTTTATTGCTTTTTTCAGTGTGGTCGGCTTTGACTCAACAATGCTCTTGATGCTCGACAGGTTTTCTATCGACAGATACTCAAAGGTCGCCTCTGCAATTCCGGACAGAAGCGATTCCCAGTATATCTGGCTGCTCGATGCGCCGGATTCATAAAGCTCCGCCGCCTTCGATGCCGCTGCAGAGCCGCCCATCGATATCGTGTACAGCTTTCCGAGCGTCGCCATTCCGAATGCCGAGTCGACTCCGGACATAAGCGACTGATATACCTGTGACATGACGTTCTGCCCGAACATCTCCCAGCCGATGCTGTCCTCGATATCCTTTGCAACAAGCCCTCTCGCCTCGCGTCCCGCAACAGAAAACAGATTGTAATTCTCGTAGGGATTATATCCTTTGCCTTCCCAATCGCCTTTTGAAGCAAGATCGAGTCTCTGCCCGATTTCACCGGCGGTCGAAATCCCGCCTCCCAAGACATTCAGCGGAACGGATGCCGCAGAATAAGCAATGTCTGCCGCCGTTTTGTTTACTCCCTCGTTGCTGTCGGCAATAAGATATCCGAGAGCCGCACCGCCAAGCCCGCCGAAGGTGTTTGCAAGAGCCGCCGCACTGACGTTTCCGAATATTTTGCTGTTCTTCAGATCCCGGATAAACTGCTTGACCTCTTCGGTATTGCGGTAATCAAGTGTGACATCCATATCTTCAAGATATTTGTCCGCCGCCTCTTTTCCCTGCGTACCGAGCAGATAATAATATACCCGCTTTTCATCATCGGTCATAAGACCGTAATGATATCCGAGCGCATCCCGTTTTGCGGCACCGAGATCGGAAGACCACACAGTTGTACTGTCTGTCTTGTTACCGTATTTGTCGTTGGTCAGATCCTCATAGAATCTCAGCTTGTTTACGATGCTTGGCGCGTCCTGACCTTTGGTATCTTCTGCAGTAGGTATCGGGTCACTCGCTTTTCGCTTGTTGTATGCTTCCGCACGTTTTTGTGTCGCGGCATTTTCATAATTGAGATAATCCTCAAACGTCGGATTCTCCACCGCCTTGCCGGATATAACTCCCTGAAGAAAATCCTCGTTGTTCGCAAGATTCCGGTACCCCGCCGCCGTTCTCATTCTGTCAACGTTGTTCAGCGCAAAAGACTCAAGCTGATATTCCTGCGTCAGCCAGTTCAGAACCTCGTCGTCGGTCATGCCGTCAAGACCGTACTGCTGCTTCGCTTCGTTTATCGCCGTTCTGTTGTATGCCTTTTTCCCGCTCCTTGCGTTTGATACGAGCTGTCCTGTCGAAAGAGAGTCACTCGATGTGTTGATTCTGTCAAGATACCCCTTCAGCTCGGCAAGGTTTTTCTTTCCCGCCTCCGCGTCATAATCGTTGACGATATAGTCCTCGTCGCGCCTTTTATCGGTGCGGTAATTGAAGTCAGCCTCGTTTTTGTACTGCCCATAATACGCCCCGAGGTCGCCGAAAAACTTAATCTCACTGTCATAAGCCTTTATCTGCTCCCCGACCGCCTTCTTCTGCTCGTCGCTCCCGCCGTAGGTATTATAATAATCCTGCAGAGCCTTAAGCCTGTTGCGGATCTTCTTCACCTGATTTGACGATGCGTTCAGCTGTTCCTGAGTGTAGTATTTGGACGTATCAAGAGTATCGCCGTATGCCGCGCCGATACTGTTCGACAGCGCTTTCATGTCGTCATTCAGCGTGTCAGCACCGATCTTGTTCCACGCCGAATTCCGCGCGTCTCTCTTCTGAATGAATTCGCTTGCGTTCTTAACGTCTCCTGCCGCCTTTGCCGCACGGTACTGCTCCCATGCAGAACCTCCGCTGTTCGGAATCCTGCTCTGCTCAAGAGCCGCCTTCTGCCGCTCCTCTTCGTATTTCTTCCGCTGTTCTTCCTGCTCCCTGCGCTTCTTTGCCGCATCAGCTCCGGCTTTCGCCATTGCCTGATTGATTCTTGCAAGCTCACCTGTAGATACTCTGTTCATCTTTTTCTCCCTGAAAATAAAATTAAGGCACGTCTCGGGGGAAACGTGCCTTGAACGACCGCCCCCGCGGTTTGTTTATTTTATTTCGTAAGCCACGACGGTGTCGCGTACTTTCCGTTTCTGATTCCGTTGACGTAAACGGAAGGCTTGACTCCAAGCCTTCGTGCAGACTCCCTGATTATAGCCTGCACAAATGTCGGAAGGCTTAAATAATTTCCGTCATCATCCGTGTTGCTCCTGAAATCAGCCAGCGGATATGTGTATGACTCTCCTTCTCTTGTTACGGACGATATCGGTTTTCCGCCCGTTGTTCCGCTTCCTGTCGACCCGATCCTGACAATTGCGTCATAATACTGCTGAAGCAGACTGTTGACCGAGGAATCGTTGCCGTAACCTGCAAGAATCAGCTCCGTGGTGTTCATAAGCCCCGCCTCGCCGCCGCTGCTGTAAGCGTCCTGAAGCTGCTTCTGAATGCTCTGCCGGTCGCTCACCGTCATTGACGATACCGCGTCTTTGGAAGAACCGAGCATATACGGCGCGATATTCTGAAGCATCTCATTGTACGCAATTGTGCTGTTCGTGTCCTGCGCGTATCTGTCCTGCGCGGCATTCATCGCGCTCTGTCCGTTCTCCGATGCTATGCCGAACAGGTTCGCCGTGTTCACACCCATCTTCTCAAGCGCGCCGAGCATATTCGAAAAACGCTGATTGCTTGCGTCGTTCACCGCTCTCACTCCGGAATTGAGGTATGACAGCTTCTGCCGCCTTGCGTTCGCTTCCGCGTAGGAATCGATGTTTCCGCCGTTCGAAGAAGCGGCATCGGCATATTCCGCATTCGCCGCATTGTCTCCGTCAAGCCCGTATTGCGACATGATAGCCTTGCCCCAGTCGGTCTCAAGCGGATTCTGACTCTTGTACGATTCCACAAGGTCGGTGTAATACTTCTCATGCGTGTCAGCCTTGTTCAGACCGTACCTGTTGTTCGTAAGAAGCTGATTGCTTATTTTTGTCCAGTAGCCGTCATCGTAGTTCCCGGCACTGCTTATCGCCTTGATGTAGTCATCATACGGCGACTTGACAACAGTCGTTGTGGTCGTATCGCCCGGTATCGAATCCTTTCCCGCTCCGCCGCCTGTCCCGGAAGTGTCGGCGGGAATTCTCCCCATCTGGGAATCTTTCTCTCCGCTCATGTCCGACATATGCTTTATATAGCTTTTTATCGCCATTCACTTTACCTCGCTCCCGTTGCACCATCCGTTAGCCGTACACCCGCCGAAGCCCTTCAGCAGATACGGATGTTTCGACTTGCCGAGCCGGTATATCCTCATGACCTTTGCCTTTCCCGGCTTGCACCTGAAGCCGAAAATGGCGTTTGCGTTCCGATAATGCTTTTTTCCGGTAAAGACCACGGTGTCGCCGACGGATATCACCTTTGAGGGATGAAGAAGCCCGTCCACGTCGCGCCGGAAGTCGTCCATCGTCAGCCCGAACCGCTTCAGCCAATGGTCGCAGTCGGCGTGATTGCTTGCATAGCCCTTTTTGTACGCTTCCCTGTGTGATACGATGACCGAGGCTTCCCATCCCCATCTGCGGCAGATGTCGGCACACAGAGAAACGGCAGCGTTGTAGCACGCCTTGAAGTACGTCTCGTCCTTCAGCCCGTCCTCGCATATCTCAAACTGTATGTGCGGATACGGAGGATAGTTGTAAGAGCCTTTCTTGCCGTTCCCCACGCCCCACGCGCATATCTCCTCCGGAAGCAGATGAAGTATGCCGACCGTGCCGTCAGCAAGCCGTCCGATCATATAGTGAACCGCCTTGTTCACGCTCGGTCTGTTCCAGTGATTGCCGTACTTGTTCCTCCCGATCTTTGAGATTATTTCAGCCCTTGAAGGGTCGTCGTCCGACGGCTGACAGTACCTCGCCACCGATGTCTGGTTAACTCCGGTCGAGTGTACCACGATCCCGACCGGCTCACACTCCTGATATACCGTATAGCACCGGCTCTGCGTGTGAAGGCATTCGGTTATAGTCATTATATGCCCTCCTCACCGTCATCGGCGCCGGTCTTGTCCCCGGAAAGCTGCTTGTATATCTGATGCGCTCCCGTCGCCGCAAGCCCGGATACTATGCCCACAGCAATCGCCGTGATGATGTCCCCGGCAGGGAAGTCCGGCATTATGTACATTCCAAGTACACCAAGCCCTCCTCCGAGTATGCCGCATATCACCGGAAGCCACTTTTTGTCAAGCGGTGTCGCCTTGATAAGCTGCGCGGCAAGGTAACAGATAACCGTTATTGTCGCAATTCCCGTAATTCCGAAATCCATAATGTTTGTCTCCTTTCAGGTTAAAAAATCGTTTGTTTCAAGAAGTATCTTGTATACCCGGCGCAGGTTCTCTATCGCAAGCACCGCCCGGTTGTTCTTGTAGTCGGGATGAGCCTTGCAATACCTCTCATACTCGTCTATCTCGACAAGCACGTCGTCAAATTCTTCTTTGGTATGCCGGAGCTTGCGCAAGACCTCCCCATTGAAGCGGAGTATCTGCCTCCGATGCTCGTCCGCCGCTCTCATGTCATCGGCAAGAATATGCCCTTCAAGCCGCTCCTGCGTCTTAAGAAGCGACGTTTTTATTTCTTTAAGGTCTTTAATCACGTCTGTATTAAACGCCCTCCCTATGGCTTTTATTATCGCCGTCCAAGGGTTGACCCTGATAGGCGTAATCTGTATGAGGGTAAGCAGGATGATTATAGCACCGCCGCTGCCCCACAGGATTTCTTTAAGCGTCATTTCTCAAGCTCCTTCCGGACAGCTTCCCGATATCTCTCCGGAATCTGCTCGATCGTAATCTTCCCCAGCTTTACCTGAATCGCAAGAAACTTAACCATCGGTCTCACCTCCTGTTATCATCTCAAGAAGAGCCGATTCAAGGGCAGAAAGACGGTCTTCGATAGACGGCTCAATCATGGTCTGCTCTATCTGTTCCATCTCAGCTTCCATATCTGCAATTTCTTCGGCGGTATAATCGCGCTCTATAACCGCAATTTCGCCGCTCTGAATATTTACAACCGTTTCTTTGTATTTATCCAAGTTCGTACACCTCCACCGTGAAGCCATTCGCAAGCATTAAATTATTGTCAGCGTCATAATTTGACGAATTTAATTTTATTGCTGTAAAATCATCATGATCGGCTAACGCATACATATATAATGCGCTTTCGACTTTACTGCGTGAACCATAACCCATAAAATTCGGATATTGCTGAATATATTTATAATCAGCTTCGGTTGTAGGGGAATTTAAACTCATCGCATTCATTTTTGTGCTGTTTCCGAAATAAACTTCAACGTTATAAAACGGCGGCAACATACAGTGATTTTTGCAAGTCGCTCCGATATTATTACCATATCTCGACTTTACATATCCGCTTGTATCTTTGGCATTAATGTTTAAAAAGTAGTTACTTGACCCCCATGCAAAACCAGATAAAATAACTTCGATTTCCTTTGCAGAAAATCCGCTTATCGTATATATCTGAACGGTACTTTTTTCAATGTGCCATTTTGACACATCAACTGTTGTGTTATTTGTATTGAGATATGTTATATCTGTGCTTACATTTCTAAGAGTAAAAGTGTTTGTGTCAATTACTCCAACGGTAAGTTTGGCTGTGCTGACCGTTGATGTCGAACAAAGTTCAAATGGAATTGTTGAAAATGATCCGTCAGGAATAACCATTATAGTGTCACCAGTTGTTAATCCGTGTCCCGCACAAGTGAAAACACCCGTTTCCAAGTCAAGTGCGGTCGGCTGAATTACGGGATTCCCCGAATGAACATATTTGCCGATTAGACGCGGAGTGGTAGACCCTCCCCCGCTCGCGCTTATCGTCCCATCGTCCCCCACGGAAATCCCGCTTCCAATCTTCACTCCACCGAGTGTGGTCGATGAAGCAACAGGGAGAGTGTAAGAGCCGGGAATTCCCTGTTCGCCTCTGTCGCCCTTGTCTCCTTTATCCCCCTTCTCGCCCTTTATCGCCTGTATCGGGATAACGTTCCCGTTCCCGTCTTTTACTTTAAGTATTGCCGTCATGTTTTTTCCTTTCCGTTACGGTATCGCCATTATCGACACGATCTTTGCCGTCGACTGCGCCTTCGTTGCCATTGAATAGGTGAGCGTAGCCATACCGGTCTTTGCCGAGAGCTTCAGCTTGAAGCTGACGTAATTTGCTTCGTCGGTAAGCTGATACCTTTTGTCTGTTGTAGCCAGAGCCGCAATCGGTATCGTTGTTCCGATGTATCCGGAATCGGTTTTCGGCAGTATCTCGACATAGATGTTCTTATAAATGTCCGCATCAAACGTTGCTGTCGCTGTGGAATTGAGAGATGTAATGTTGCTTGCAAGCGTCTGACCGCCGCCGTTGTACTTCGCCGATATGTTGTACCGCGCCTGTTTCTCCTGCGCGTTCGTCAGCGACTGACCGGACGTATACTGCACGGACGTTGACGCAAGCGCCGCCGCCTCTTCGCCTGCCGCGCCGATGTTCTGCCTTGCACGCGTTTTCTGCTCAAGCCCAAGGCTCTGCTCAACCATGTAGCTTACACAGCTTCCTGCCGCCGTCTGCGCGTCCTCTGCCGTTGAAAGCGCGGTTGCCGCTGTAGACTGCGCGTTTCCCGCCATTGTCACAGCCGATGACGCGTCTTCCTTCGTCTCATTTATCTGTGTTTGCAGGTTTGCGATTGCAGGCTGTACCGCGCTGTTTTGTACGGCATTGTTCGAATTGCCGTTAAGCGTTCCGTCAACGGTCGGGAATGAACCGACAGAAACATTTCCGTCCTCGCCGACGACCATCGGCTTTCCGGCATTTTCCGTCCCCTGTGACTTGTCAACCTTCCCGGCTATTGCGGTCTCTGCCGTATCATACGGATACATCCGCTTCCATCCGCCGCCGACATTGCCCTGTATATACTGGACGTAGAAATTCGAATTCTGGTCGATAAGCACAATGTACGCATAGCACTTTGCCGAACCGGCATTCAGCTGTGAAACGCAGATGAAGCCGCGAAGCGAAGAACTTGCCGCAGCCGCTTCCGCCGGTATATCCGTTACCTTGCGGTTGACATATGCCGTGTAGAATCCGACCTGTGTAGATGCCACAACAGCGTCAACAAGCGAACCGGAAGTTACATAGAACCCATACGGTCTTGCATACGTCCCCCCGTTCATGGGATTTACGTACTTGTAGTCAAGCCCCGGAAACGTCATGCTGTTGAGATATCGAAGAGCTGTCTGACTTGCGCCGTTTACCGAGATGTTTCCGCTCCCGTCATCCGCAAAGGAAACGTCTGTCGTTGTGCCTCCCCCGCCCGGTGCTGTCCATAGCTTTCCGGCGGAGTCTACTCCGACCCCCTGTGTCATGGACGATGTTTTTTCGACCGGAGCGTAAAGCGGATAGTCTCCGTCAGGATCTATCTGCACGTTGTATCCGGCAGGCATATCCCCGGAGCCGACATAGACTCCCGAAACACCCTGCGCGCCGGCAGCTCCTGTTGCCCCGGTGTCGCCTTTCTCGCCCTTGTCGCCCTTCTCGCCTGTGTCTCCCTTGTCGCCCTTTATCTTTCCGGCGGCAATGTCCGACTTTATTTCAGCCATGTCGGAGGCGGCAGCGGCGGCAGAGTCGGCGGCTGATTTCGCATAATCTTTTATCTGCTCGGTCTCGGTCGGTGTCGGTGTCTGCGACGGAAGCCCGGAGCCTTTCACCGTCTCGGCAACATACATCCTGCCCGGAAACGAACGGATGACCCTGCCGGATACCGAACCCTCGACAGCGAACCGTATGACCCCGGTCTTTGCCGTAGCCTCATGCGGTATGTCAACCTCCTCCGACGTGAGCAGAACCGAAACCGGCTTTCCCATCACCGGATAGAACGTCACGGTCTTGGTCAGCCCCGTCCATTCCTCCCCGAATATAAAGCGCATACGCTCTACCCCGTAAGACCCGCTCGTCCCCGCACGGATCTCCTTCGGCTCAAGATCGTATACGCCCACGTTTATTTCATGTACCATTCGGTTTTCCTTTCATATTTTCTTGACTTTTGTTTTATACCGTGATATAATCATCTCAGTACTTTGTTGCGGGAGTGCTGTCATGAAACATTATAACAACCTGTATGCCTGCCTGTCGGATATGGAATTCGCGTGGACACGCGCCCTCGGATGTGACGGGAAATACTGGTGCGGCAATCTGACACCGGAAACCGTTCTGTCCCTTATGGGCTTCTGCCGTTTCTGTGAAGATATCGACTGGCTTTATACCGGCTGTACCGTTGAGTATATCAACGAAGAAATCCGAAAAATCAACCGCCCGGATGTTCCGCTCCTGAAACGCCTGCCGGAAAAGACCCTCCCAGCGCTGCTTAAGGTCATTTATAACTATGCCGAAGATATACTCTTGGCATCCCCGGAAGAATGGGAACAGCTTGCCGCATACCTTTCCCGCAAATAACCACCCGCCGCCTCACAAGCGGCGGTTTTTTATGTCACCCACGGAGGGCTTCCCGATGTTATCCCGGTCGTGTATATCGCGCCGTCGGTTATCCATATTCCGGTGTTACCGACGCGGATAACAAGCGCGGTTGTCGTCGCGTTGTTGTATTTCTCTATCCCGATATAAGCGTCGGACGAGCCGAGATTTGTGGTGTAGGATATTCCCTGACTTGCCTCTCCGGCAAGCGTCGTCAGAGCCATCTCCTGACTGTTCACGACAAGAGAACCGGAGCGCGGGTCTGTGATGTTCCCGCCGGTATCGTTCGCTCTTATCTCAATTCCCTTGGAGTAACCAACTCCGTCCTCGGTTTCTGAGACGTATATTTTTACGTCGGAGGATTTGCCCGACGTGCTGTCGAACTGATAGGTTGACCCTATCTGAATCCCCGCACCCGAGGTAATGTCGCTCCCCAGAATACAGCCCTTCTTGATGACCGCCGCATTCATGGTCGCCTTTCCCGTCCTGTCAACGTTGAAGTTCGTTGACGCAATCTTTATGTTGTCACCCGTCATGTTTATCGTCTTCCCCGCAAGGCTTATGTGGTCTGCCCCGACCGTGTACGTCCCGGCATTGAAATCCACCTTGTCTGCCCGGAGCGTTGCCGAGGACTGCCCGTTTATCGACTGCAGAATAAGCGATGCGTCTGCCTTGTAGCCGCCCGCACCGTCAGAGGAAACAACAGCCGCAATTGCCTGTCCGTTCTTCGTGTTCGTCTCAATGACGTTCGACAGCTTCGGGATGTTGTCCTCGTCGAGGTTGTTTATCTGATCCTCATATGCCCGACGGAACTTTATCTGCTCGTCATTTTGCTTCTTTACCGTCTTTGTCAGCTCGTCGAGCTTCTTTTTTATCATCTCAAACAATCTCTCTCACCTCCGTATGCAATCTCGGTCTGTAAATACTCAATGCGGCAGTGTCCCGTACCGGAGACAGTCAGCTTATGCCCGAAATCGCACGTCTGCCGTATCAGCGTCGAAAGCACCACAACCCCGACCTTTGCCCCGGAATCGGAAAGAATCCGGTCTCCGTACTTCAGCTTCACGTTGCCGCCCGTCGGTATAACGCACCGAATACGCGCCTTCTTCAGTCTTTTCTCCTGAAGCTCTCCGCCGAGCGTAAGATCCGTCGTGAACTCAAAAGCCCCGTATTCGCCGGAGGGTATCGATTTTATCTTTCCCGTGTCGGTGAGCGCGTAAAGAGAGTCGTCGTTGTACGTCATCCCGATTATCTTTTCGTTGCATTCTATTCCTCCGAAGCATCCCGTCGCCGGACAGTAGGTGAATATGAAATTCTCCGCCGGAACATAGGCATAAAGCACATTGTCCCATGTGCCGAGGATCGAACCCTCAAAGGACGATATCTTCAGCTTGTCGGAGATCCTTTCCGGATATCCGCCGGTGAATGCATAAATCCCGTCGTCGGAAACATAAAACAGTATCTGCGAACACTCGCATATGGCAAGGTTGGATATCGCACCCTTTGCCGATATGTCGTTCAGCCGGAAGGGATATTTCGTGTTCGCCGTCTGGTGGATGAAATCCCGCTTGAAGCCGAGAACATGGTTGTCGTAGGTAACTATCCCGGTAAACTCCCCGTCGGCTTTTATGTTCGCCTGCGTCGCGGAATTCCACGGCATGGATGCAGAATCCTCGTCAGCCGTCGCCGGGAGCCAGCTTGCATAATCGTTGAATGCCGAGGCGTATATCTTACCGTCCTTCACGCCCCACAAACGCCCCTGATAAACCGTTATCCATCGAAGCGCCGGAGCGTCGTTCGTCAGATACGAAACCGTAAAATCCGCGTTCTGCTCATAATCGAACGAGTACCTGTCGGGATAGATGAGTATCTTCCTCACATACACCGACCCGGCAACGCCGGAGTCTCCGGAGGAATATAAATTGAATCTCGCAAGGGAGCGCGGATATTCGTCAGCCTCCGTCGCCCCCGTTGCCTTTATTGTCGAATGATATACGGCAGAGCCTTTGCGGTAATCGAGCTTTATCGCCCCTCCGTCCCGGTAAATCACGATAAGCACATCCCCGAATCCGTGTATGGATATGGGATGCGCGTACCCTGTAATAACGTCCTTCGGTATCTGCTCCGCCTCAAGCGCGGGAATGTCCTTCACGGAAATGTTTTTGCACGAAGTAAGCTCCCCGCTGTCGTAGTCGTCTCTCCGGTTAAGCCCCGCCCATGAGGTCTTTACCGTTCTCCTGTTCTGCTCCGCCGAGGGTATCGCCGACTCAAGATACATCACTCGCCGTACCTTTCCTGCCGCTTTCTCGCCCACTCGGTGAACGACGAAAGCTGCGCATTGTAATCCTCAAGCCACTTTGCCGCCTGCCCGTCGTCGTTGGCGATCTTGTAAGCCTCGCCGCGCAGCTTCGACATGACAAGCTCAAGCCACTCATAAGGCAGCATCACAACACCCGTGACCGCCGTCTTTATCGCCGGACGTATCCTGCGGATAACGGTGACGGTGTCAGGCTCAACTATGGGCGAAACCTTAACGCTGTCCCCGTCCTGCCAGTAAATCCCCTTGTCCCCGTCGAAAATGACCGAGGATATCACCCCCGCCCGGACATACTCCCTGCCGTCGCCGTATACCTTCACGATATCGTCGTAACGGCAGGAATCCTCTCCGGTTCCGGAGGTTATCGAGGAAAGAGCAAATCCCCCGCCGGCAAGCGTTACGTTCTGCCTGCCGTAAAAGCCGAGGATGTCGGTATATATAAGCTGTTCCAGCGTGTTTACCCACCTGATATAGGCGGAATCGGGTATGCTCCCGGAAATATCCACCTCGCCCGAAAGCTCGGTGATGATGTCGGAAAGCGTAACTCCGGAAGAATACATAAACTCACCTCACAACCATGACGGAACACCGTATCTCCGTCTCTTTCTCTTTTCAGCCCACACGGTGCGGTAGGCATAATCGCATCCGCTCTCAAATGCGCTCTTTCTCTCGCTGTCGCGGTTCTTCCTGTAGACAATGCCGTCCTTCAGAACCGGCATGAACTCGTCGTATACGGCAACCTCGTCGTCGTATGCCGTCACGACCGAGCGCTCCCCGCCTTTGAAAACAGCGGCGACTCCGTAACGCGCGACAAGAATGTCAAGCGTCTCGTTAGCCGCCGCTATGAATTCAGCCTGAGAGAGAGGAGCAATGTTGTTGCATCTGTCATACAGCTCCTTGAAAAGCACTGTAAAGCTCCTTTCCGGGAGGGAAACGGAGAACCGAATCCCTCCCCATCAGGTTATTTCTCAGTTTGCGTTGCAGTTGGTGAACTTCACGCAGCCGCCCGGATTCTTGCAGATGAAGTCTCCGTAGAGCGTGAGAAGTCCTCTGTAGTACGAGTAGTTCGGAACAAGGATGAAGTCCGTGCCGCCCTGATCTGCAAAGCCGAGGGTGGTGTGGTGCAGCTCCCAGTCGGAGGTCGCAACGCCCCATGCCTCGTTTGTCGGAACGAATCTCTCGTTGACGACAACGACCTCGCGGTTTCCGACGACAACGGTGTAGCCGACAGCGCCGCCCTTGAACTTCATGGTCTTGTCGACGTAAACGGTGTTGTTGGTGCGCATATACTTCTGATATGCCGTGAATGCCGCATCACCCATGAGGATCATGTCGATCTGCGCGTTCTTGAAGTCCTGCGCACGCTTGACTCCGTCATAGAGGACGATGTCGCCGAGAGCGTTCTTTGCGTCAACAACGGTGGGCTTTACCCAGATGTTGTCAGCCTTGGTTACGCCGTAGATGGAGGCAACGCCGTCATCCATAACCGCACCGAGACCGGTGAACTCACGCTTGTATGACTTCTGAAGAGTCACAAAGCCGAAGGTTCCGACAGCCGTTGCATCGGCAGAGGTAAGCGCCGTCTTCGCGGTGACAGCCTTGTCAAGCGTGACCGCATATCCCTTGGAGGTGGTATTGTACTCACGGTTGACCGCGAGAACCCTTGCCCCGGCGGTTGCCGGAGCCGTGCCGGAAGCGGTTGCCGAGGTGTTTGCATATGCGTCGATGATCATGCCCTCGCGGACGGTGACGCAGTCGGAGACGTAAATGGTGGTCGCGCCGTCTGCCGCCGCCGTGATCGACGCAAGGATACCGGAGCCGTTGCCGAAAAGCACACGACCGAGGTTGAACTCCGCCGCAGTGTATGCACTCTTGATCTCATGGTCAAGTGCGTTCATCATCGCGCCCTGATTGTTGGACGCGAGCTTGATCGCCTTGTCGGAGATCTCGATGTTGCAGTAGAGGTCGTGAGCCTGAGTCGTGAAGCCCTTGTAGAGCTGAGGACCGGAATCGGGTGTAGCAGCGGATTCCGGACCGCCGAAGCCTACGCCGCCGTTGAAGCCGACGGGAGCCGAAGCGACGATGTCGTTTGACATGAGCGGAACCTTCTTGATCTTCTCAAGGAAGGGAGAAGCCTCCGTAGTGAGCTGGTTTTCAAACGCGGGAAGATACGCGTTCTTGATTATGTCCGCAATAGCGGTAATGGTCTGAACTGCCATGGTTGATTAAAATCCTTTCTTGTGTTTGTAATAAAATCAGTGTGTGATATTAAAATTTCCGGAGACCGAGCATCTTGTATGCCCTCTCCGTTGCCTCCTCAAGAGACTGGGGAGGTTCCGGCTTCACCGCCGGAGCCGTTGCCGACCCCTGAGAAGCCGTCACGGGAGGAACGGCGGCGTTCTTTTCTGCCACCTGCTTCACTCTCATCTCTTCAAGCGCACGGAGCGCGTCGGGGTTGTTCTTCACCCTCTCGACAAGCATCTCCGTCGTTTCCGTCTCCGGCTTCTGACTCATGGCATTTATTCCCCGGTTTATCATGTACGAAAGAGCGTACTTCATCTCCGGGTCAATGCCGTCAAAGCCGGGTGTGTTTGCCGCAATGCGGTCAATAGCGTCGCCGTAATCGTCAAAATCCTCGAACCCCTTCGACGATCTGATGCGGTTGCGCGCCGTCATATCCGCCGCCTCTGCGGTCTGCCTCTTGTAGTTGTCCACAATCGGCTGCATTTCCTTCATGACCTCGCCGAGGACGGTTTTGCGTGCATAGTCCGCCATCGCGGAGCTGTACTTCGCCGTCGCCGCCCTGCGCTCGTCATCCGACAGATACTGGACGTTCTCCACATCAAACACCGGAGGCTCGATCACTTCTTCGACGATAGTGTTCTCTGCCGCCTGTGACTGCTGTGAAAGCGCGTTCTGGAACTGCGGTATGACTCCCTTGAGCTGCGCGACAATGTCCTTCAGCTGCTCGTTTTCCTGCCTCATGCGCTCATAGTCGCTGCCTATGCGGTTAAGAAGCTCAGCTCCCGGATTCGCCTCTGCCTGAGGTGCCGGAGGCTCTGCCTGTGCCGCAGGTTCGCTTTGTGCCGGTTCGGCTGCCGGTGCCGGTTCGGAAGCCTGTGCAGGCTCTGCCGCCGGTTCGGTCTGCGCCGGTTCTTCTCCCGTCGGAGTAGTCTCCGGCTCGGAGGGCGTCCCCTCCTGACTCTGCTGTGCAAGAAGCTCGGTCAAAACATCATCAAGTCTCTCTGCCATAAAATTATATCTGTAAGCCGCCATCGCGGCAATTACATTCTCCTTTCGTTGTTGTTGCTCTGCATTGCCATAGCCCGTGCCATGGCTTCCTGTTCTTTCTCTGCTATCGCCGCGCGATGCTCGTCTATGTGCTGATCGAAATACTTACAGTACTCCGGATTCTTCTGCCGCAGCATACGGAACCTGTACTGCAAAGCATACTTCAGATGCTCGTTCAGATGCACCGCGTCGTCGTCGTAAATATATCTCTCCGGAATAACCCCGCTCTCAAAGAAGGAATTTTCCCGCTGTGCGTTCTGTATCTGCTCCCGGTTCTGCGTCATGATCTGCGAGTAGCCGTTTATCCTCATCTGCTCTATCAGCTTCTCGCGTATCTCGACCGGAACCGTGCCGTTCTCGTCGGAGAAAAGCCCCATCTGCATGGCGGTGATGAAGTTCTGCTTCTGCGTCTCCTCGGAGGTGATAAGCTCGTTTTCGGTGTCGAACACAACGTCATAGCTGTTTATGTCGTCCGCCATCCACGTAAGCACCCCGCCGACGGCATTTACCCCGACAGCGTTGCATACCCTCACACCCGCCGCGTAACGCTTGTATATGTGAAGCCACTTCACCGCCAGCTCCTTCACCGCGCTCCGCATATTTTCGGAGGTAAGCGAAAGCCGCGTGTTGTCTATCTGCCGGAGTGACTCTATCGCCGTGCCGGACGTAACACCGGACGGTGCCGAGCCGTATACCATCAGCTGGGATATCCCCGCCGCGTACTCCATGTCCTGCGCCAATTGGTTCATCTCGTTGACGATCTCGGTCGGGATGCCGTAGTGCCGCAGGCGCGACGGTGTACCGAACTCGTTTTTGTAGTTTATGATCTGGTTCGGCGCAATGCCGCGCATGATCATCTCGTCAAGCTCCTCCGACTCGATAGTCCCGTCCGGGATGAGTATCGGCTCCCCGACTATGCTCTTGATGTAGTCGTGCAGCTGATTTTTGCAACCGTTGTAGGCTCTCTGAAGCGGTATAAGCTCCTGTATAAACGATTTCCCGAAGAACTGACCGGCAACCGCCTTGCATTTTACCGCGACAACAGGCACCCTCTCATAGGGCAGAACGCCGTAATAGTACAGCTTCTCGCCTATGATGATTGCCATCCTGCCGTCAGCGAACTTTTTCGTCGGCGGCTCATAGAAGGTGATGACGTGTTCGCACCCGTCGACCCTCTCGGTCTTTGTCGCCATGACTGTGGACGAGAAGGTGTCAAGCCCGTAGCCTCCCGCACCGGATATAGGTGTCACCACATACCGGTCGCAGGCTCTCCCCTCGACCCTCAGCCCGTAAAGGTCGTATATCGCCCCGGCATCAAGCACCTGATCGGTGATGATGTTTCTCTGCTCGTCGACCGTCTCCTTGTACACCGACTCCGGGAAAACCTCATATGGAGAGAGTATCCCGCACACAAGGTCGCCCTCGCATATGTCACGTGTGCCGCCGGTCTCCTCCTGTACCGTCCCGATGAGCCGCCCGGCATGAGCGTCCCACCACGACAGCACAAAAGCCGTCCCGGTAAGCTCCGACCACCCGTAAATGCGGTCTTTCAGGCTGTCCCAGTTTACGTTGCGCTGAGTGTACCGTAAAAGCCCCGTCGATATGTCCGCCTTTGCAAGGTCGTCAAGGTCTCCCGTCGCAGGCTTCACCGTCATGAGGTACCGCACATTCCGTAAATTTGCCATCCGCGTGTCGTAAAGCGGCGCGATGCGGTTGTATACTCCCCTCTCAAGAAAGTCATACTCCGGCTCTATCTCCTCAATCTCATGCGACCGGGGATTTATCTCGCAGTACTGGTGACCCGCGAGAAAATTTGCGTTGAGAAGCCACTGCAGCTCAAACGCCTGCCGGTCGTTTCTCCTCCGCTCAAGCTCGGATTTTACCCAAGCCACAAACTCGTCCGCCGTCTGCTCGTCCGGCACACCGGAGGTGTCGATAACGTCAACGACATTTTCGCCGTTCTGTATGTCCTCCGCCTTCCGTGCCGTGAAAAGACTGCGAATCCCGTCAAAAAAGCTCATTTCACATCAGTCTCCTTCCCGTCCCAGCGGTCTTTTATCGCCTTCCTCGGTCGCTCAGGCGCACGGTAAGGCTCTTTCTTCAGCCGTGCATACTCCTCAGCCGACCGGCAGGAAAGCCTCTCGGTCAGCTCGTCAATGCGCCTCTGCTTCTCTCTTAAGCATCCCGTCCAGAGTATGATAAGCACCGCCTGAAGCACAAGGTTGATAACTGAAAGCATCACTCCGAGCATCACGCGCCGCCCTTCTTTGCCGCCGGTTTCTTCTCTTCAGCGGCTTTCTCCGGCTCTGTGACCGGAGCAAACGCCCTCTTGTACTCCTCCGGATACATCACCCCGAAAAGCTCCTTCGCACACTCCCGACAGATGATCACCGTCGGACGGTACTCGGGATTTCTCGATACGATAAAGCTCGCCACTCTCTCGCACCCCGGCACAAAGCACATCCTGTCGATTTTTTGTATTTCTATAGGTCTCGGCATATATTTTCCCCCATATGTCAGAATCTGCGGCTCCGCCCCTTCCGGCTTGCCGCGCAAATAGCTTTTTTCTTTATCTCCTGAAGCCTCTCCCCGTCGGTCAGCTCCCTCTCCGGCGCCTTAGCAGGAACCGCCCTGCTCACACAGTAGTACCGGAGCGCGTCTGCCTGATGCGTGATCTCATGAGGCTCTGCCGCCGCATCGTTCGGTCTGCTCTCGGAAAACTCAAGCTGCTGCAGGCTCTTTATAAGCTCCCGGCAGTTTTCCGCGATAAGCATCCGCGAGGTCTCACCTCCGTCAAGCCCCGTGACAGGCTTTATATGCTCTCTCACGCAAAGCCACCCTCCGATACGCTCGGAGTTGCACTTCGTGAACCGCACGCCGCCCTCGGCAAAAACCTCCGCGATGTGCTTTCCGGTGTCGTTTGACCGCTTCCAGAGGTCGGGAGGAGCAAACGTCGCCTCGATTTTCTCCCCGGCAGACATCATAACGATCTTTTTTGCCGCCTCGGATATCTTCAGATCCGCCTCATGCAGCTCCTTGTATACATACTCCTGCCCCGTCTCGTCCACGGCTATCCACAAAACTGCACAGCAGTCAAAGCCGTAGTCTATGGCTCTGTATATCCTCCAGTGTGGCTGCACGTCAACTCTCGGTATCACGTGCAGGGAAGGACGGAACTCCGAGAAAAACCGCCCGTCAAAGGAATAAAAATCTCCGTATCTCCATGCCGCACGAAGCGCCGGAGGCAGAGACTCAAGGTCTTTGATATAGTCTGGATTTGCCTCCATCAGCGCGGCATTGTCGGTCACAAGCGCCTGTATAAAGGAGTAGTCGTCCGGATTTTCCTCCGGCTTGAAATCTCTCTCGATAAACAAGCGACGTATCCACTCCATGCCCACCCCGCCGGGATTGCACGACACAAAAAGCCGCTTCGGGAGCGCATTTGTGCCTCGGAGAGTAGCCCTTATGGCGTTGAAAGCCTCCTGAGTAAGCTGCTGTGCCTCGTCAAGGTAGATGCAATCCCACTCTTGACCGGAAAATTGCAAAACATCACCGGAATTTGCGCAGTACGAAAACTTTATCCTGCTCCCGTTCGGAAAGACGAGAGATTTCTCTTTATCTTTATACTGGCATACGCCCAGAGTGTCCTCGCGCAGCGGTATGATGTGGTTTTCGTTTAGCTCCGGATATGATCGCCGCACTATCATCTGCTTGATGCCGGGATACTTCAGCGCATATATCTTCGCCGCAAAGTCGATGACCCAGCTCTTTCCTCCGGCACGCGCTCCTCCGTAGCAGGTATACTTTGTGGTGCTTTCAAGGAACTCCCTCTGCTTCGGCTGAGGGAAGCCCCGCATTTTTATTTCGCCCACTGCGATATATCCACGCCGCCGTAGTCGAGCTTCACGACGGTCTCCTTCTTTTCCGGCTCGTTGAAGCCCATCATCTCCGCCACCTGAGCCGCCGCCTTGAGCGCGACATTCGCCGCCGACGCGTCATAGCAGGTAAACTCGTCGCCGTCCTTGCCCACGCACTGCTTTGTGGTGGAATTTTTAGCCTCGGAAAATATCTCCCGCAGCTCCTCAAGCATCTTTGCCCTCGTCCACTCCACCTTTTCGGCGACCGCATTGTCCCGCTCGTCGCGTATCTGCTTTATATATGCCTGCACATGATCCTTGCGGAAAAGCTGAGATGCCTTCTCCTGCAGAGACTTCCGGGTATATCCCGAAACCTCGTATCCGGCAAGCGCATATACATCCGCCAAGGCAGGATGTTTTCCGCGCCCCTGCTCGTCTACCTCGCCTTTTTCGTCAACACCGTAAACGTAAAGCTGGCAGAACTTTCTCTGCCGTTCGTTCAGATCGCGCGTCTTCCCGGCTTTGTCCGTGTACGCCTTCATTTTCATCCTCCTTCCGGTAAAAATTCAAAAGCCCCGCCGTCCCAACCGCCGCCAATTGTGTGCGGCACGTAAAAAAGGATATCTCCGGAGATATCCATGATATTATTGTATCAGATAAAAAGGGACAAAAGGGACAAATTTCGCCCTCCGAAAAAATTTTTTCGGATTTTTAAAATTTTTTTCAAAAACCCTTGACAAATGCGACCAATGGGCGTATAATAGACACGTAAGATAAAAAACACCCCGGACACCGGGAAGAAAGCTGTGACAGCGGCTAAACGGTCAGAAAGGCAAATATTATGACTATCTATGTTTTGAAGAATCGCATGAAGGTTTTGGGCGGAAACGGCATGATCACAGGGTTTGAAACATACACCTTCGATTGCTACAAAGACAAGGCAAAAGCCGACAAAGAAGCGGAGAGATGGAATGACGCATACGCACATTTTAGTCACCGTGAGTTGGCAGGGAGCGTTTACGTTGAAAAGCAGGAAATCACAACCGCCGAAGAAAAGGAAGCCCTTAAAGCTGAATTGCACGCCGGAAGAAAGGCGCTTGAACTCGAGAAGTAAAAAAGACAAATGCGGGGTATAAATCTCCCGCAGAAAGGTTCGGAAAATGGCACAGATTAAAAGCGTGAGATTTGACAAAGCAGGGCGAAACAGTGGCTGTGTTTGCGACAAGTGCGGTCAGTACATAATGAATATTTGGACGGTGCAATACAGTGACGGCGTATCGCTTCATTACGGAATTGATTGCTTTGAAAAGCTATGCAAAAGCGGCAAGTTAACCCGATACGGTGAAAAGCTAATGCGCGACACATTGAAGTCAATCGCATTTTACAGCGAACGGTTGAAAATGTGGGAAACCATAACGGAAGAAGAAGCCGAAGAAAAAGGACTGCTTGTTGATCTGAAGGTCACAGATTGGAATTCGTCTTATTGGGCAGGGAAAACCTTTGAAGAATATAAAAACTGGATGGTTGATGAATTTTTCCCCGCACGCCTTGCGTATTGCCAAAAAGATATTGATCGGTTCGCAAAAGTAAACTTCACAAGATAATCAAAAGCCGAGCGGGGGCGGCAAGTCCCCCGCAGAAAGAGGTAATAAAATGAAAACGGTTGAAGAAATGAGAAGAGACGGCTACCCGCTCAGGATCAAAGGCAACGACGGATATAAGGCAACACTCAAAGGCTGCCAGCCCCTGTTCGACGGAGAGTATATGGCGGTTTACAGATATCCGGGCGGCGAATACTGCCACAGCCTCAGGGAGATCAAAAACTGCTTTGAAATCATAGAAAACTGACAGGAGAGAAGAAGCATAATGATAACCCCTGAAAATCCCGAATGGAAAAAGGCAAGCGATGAGCTTCCCGAGTACCGCCGCAATCAGGCACACGTGCTTATAAAAACCGCCACCGAAAACATCTCCAAAGGAATGTTTTTCTACAACGGCAGCAAACCGACCTTCGTTTCCTACGGAAGCAACATCACATCAGCAGTCACGGAATGGGCATACGCAAATAAATAAAACACAGCCGAGCCGGGCGGCTAATCCCGGCAGAAAGAGGTACAAAATGTTCGAATTCACAGACGAATATCAACAGGAAAAGCTCATCGCCCGTCCTTGCTTCTATCGTGAAGACAAGAAGAGCGACCGCAAACCCGCAATCTATCTCAAAGGCACCGACGATATCGGCACCGAGATCAGGATCTTCAAAGAAAGCTACTGCCCGAAGAACAAGGAAGAATGGTCTGACTTCTGGAACCGCGCAAGGCAGATTTCCGAAGAAGACGCGGAAGACGTCGTTTTTGCCGACGACGACCAAGCCGAGGAGCTTGCCGAAACCATCCGCGAGGCAGACAGCTGGGATGACTGCCAAGACGAGATCAGACACCTGTGTGAGCTTGCCGGACTTTCCGACGAGTATGACGACGCAGACGGCGATACCTTTGAGGACGTTATCAGCCGCGCCGCAGAGTTTTTCGGTGTTGCCGTCATCGCGACGGTCGCCGAGGCTCTGAAGTCTCTCCGCAAAAGAACCGGTCTTTCGCAAACAGCTTTCGGCGACATCTGCGGCGGCATCCCCCTCCGCACGATACAGCACTGGGAAACCGGCGACCGCGAATGCCCTGACTACGTCCTCTTCCTCATAAAATCCCACCTTAAGAGCGAAAACCTCATCTGACACAATCCCGACACACCCGCGGCACATAAGTGATACGCGGGTGTTCTTTTTTTGTGCTAAAATTTAATCAGCAAAAGAAAGGAGCATCCGATATGTACGCTTATAACCCCTATAGCCAGCAGCAGGCTATGGCATACTCGCAGGATATGTATAACTCCCGCCAGTACCAGCAGCCCCGTCCTCAGTACCCGCAGGTCATCCCGGTGCAGGACGAGCTTACCGCGAGATCGGCTCAGATACCTATGGACGGTACCGACACCTACTTCTCCAACTCCCAAGCCGGAGAGATATACGCAAAGCGCCTCTCAATGGTCGACGGCTCGATCTGCTTCGATGTGTATAAAAAGCGCCTGCCGGAATACCCGGAAAAGGAGCGCTATGCCACCGTCGCCCAGCTCGACGAGATCTCCGCAAGACTGAAGAAGCTCGAAGGAGGCGATGAGCAGTGAACCCCGTCCAGATGATGATGCAGATGCTTACCTCCGGCGGCAGCCCCATGCAGATTATGCAGCAGCTTGCCGGAAGCAATCCCGCTCTCGCCCCGGCGCTGAAGCTCTGTCAGGGCAAAAACCCCGATCAGCTGAAGCAGACCTTTTACAACCTGTGCAAAAGCAAAGGCATAGACCCGAATCAGGTCGCAAGCCGGTACGGGATCTCTTTACCTCAGTAAATATCGTGCGCACGATATAATATAAATTACCGAAAGGAATCAAAAACATGGAAAACGATTACACTTTCGGCTTCATCGCCGGTCAGAACAGCAATAACCGCGACGGCGATATGTTCGGCGGCGGCTGCGGCTGGTTCATCTGGATCATCCTCATATTCGCCATCTTCGGAGGCGGTATGTGGGGAAACAACCGCGACGACGGCTTCCTCTCCGCCACCATGCAGAGAGGCTTTGATAACAGCACCGTCGTGAGCAAGCTCGACGGCATAACAAACGGTCTCTGCGACGGCTTCTATGCCCAGAACACCACCATGCTCAACGGCTTCAACGGCACGAATATGGCGATAAAGGACGCACAGTACAGCGCACGCGAATGCTGCTGCGAGACCAACCGCAACATCGATGCCACCCGCTATGAGGCGCAGAAGAACACCTGCGACATCACAACCGCAATCCACGCGGAAGGCGAGGCGACCCGCGCCCTGATTCAGGCGAACACCGTTCAGGAACTCCGCGACCGCCTTGAGGCTAAAGACCGCGAACTTCTCACGGCTAACTTCAACCTCGGTCGGCAGGCTCAGACCTACACCCTCGTCAACGAGATACGCCCGGTCTCCAAGCCTGCGTATATCACCTGTTCCCCCTACGCCGCAAACGGAACCGGCTCCTGCCTCGGCTGCGGCTGTTAACCGGACCGGAGCCGCATAAAGCCATAAGCCGATAAGCGGCTCCAAAAAAAACAAAAGCCCGGAGGGGAAGCTCTCCGGGTTCTCGCCTGAAAAAGGCTGAAAGGATAATTATATGTGCAGTAATACCTGTAAGCTCTGCCCGAGGCTCGTCCTCTCGCAGGCAGTGACCTTCGCAAACAACACCCTGACGATAAACCTCCCCGCCGGTACCTATACCAACAGAGAGAAATACTGTATCGTCATCGCGCAGACCATCCCCGCAGCCGCCACAATAAGCGCCCCTGTGGTGATAACCATAGGCACGGGGACGGCAACCTACCCGCTCCTCACCGCAGGCTGCGCTCCGGCTACCGCCGCAGACGTGAGAACAAGAACCAAGTACTCCACAAGGCTCGTCACCTCCGCCTCCGGCGCGTCGTTCAGAATGCTCGGCTGTACCTCCCGCGCCTGCGCAGCTCCGACTCTGCCAACAATAGACGGCGGAGCAGCCGCAAACGCGACCCCCCCGACGGGTGACTGACCATGCCGGCGGACGATATCCTCGCCGGACTTAAAGCCCGTTCGCTTGAGGGAGTGATGTTTCACGGCAGGATGCGCGAGTACTTCCTGTATCTCGGTCTCCGAGGCTACGCAGCCATGCACAGCTTCCATGAGACCGAAGAAAGACTCGGTGCCGAAAAACTGACGGACTACTTCATGGCGCAGAACGGCAGCCTTATCCCCGATAAAGCTCTCACCGCTCCCGATGTCATTCCGGCACAGTGGTACCGCATGAGACGTCAGGACACCGATGCCCAATGGCGGCGCAGAGCCGTCCGGGACGGTATGACCGCATGGCGCGACTGGGAGAAGTCAACCGCCGTAAGCCTGAAAGACATGATCTTCCGGCTCTCCTCGGAAAACGAGTACGGCAGCTGCCGCCTCGCGGAGCAGAAGCTCTCCGATGTCGAGTCAGAGATCTCCGGAGCCGAGGACATGATCTTCGACCTTGAGTCAATAGAGTATAACCTCCCGACCATAATCGGCAGACAGTCCGACATCGCAAAGAAGTACCTCACGAAGATAACCTTACTCATGACCCCGGCGTGCGCGCTCGGCATCTGACCGCGTGACAGATTCGTGACAGATTTGAGTCTGAAATCCGATTCTGACGTCTCATTTGCGAGACCACAGAATCAAACTCAAAACTCCCACAAACCCCGATAATACAAGAAAAAACCCGCGTATCCAGCAGATACGCGGGTTTGTTCAATTGGTGGAGACGGCGGGAATCGAACCCGTCGAAAAAGTCAAAAAAGTCCCGTAATACCTAAACTTTTTTGATTTCATGACAGATTTCATGACAGATTAAAATCCGCACCTTGCAAAAATACCTTTGTAGTATGATTCAAGCCTTTCGTAAAAAGCTCCCTTTTTATCCTCCATGATATGCCCATAGATACGGTTGACCATATCCTCCGTTGCATGACCAAGTACACTTGCAATGTACTTCGCGGGTATTCCGAGCATTATCATCACCGATGTGGCATAGTGCCGCAGTTCGTGAAAAGTATAGTCCGCGTCCGGGCTTACCTGTTTCAATGCTTGTTTGTATCGTTTGTAAATCATGTCGGAGGTCAGCTTCGTAATATACTTTTCCTCTGGCTTATATTTGCTTTTTAATATCTCCGTCACATACGGTGGCAAAGGGACATCTCTGTATCCGGCAAGCGTTTTTGGCTTTTTCTCGGTCGGCTTATTGTCTATACCATGTACTACCGCAGAATCAATCTTAAGTATTCCGGTAGAAAAATTTACATTACACCATTTTGCACCCACAATCTCAGACATTCTCATCCCAGCGATCGCGCCAAACAAAACGGGAATTTCAAGGTCTGTGCCTTTGGTGAGTTTGAGCAGCTCTATCATATGCTCCTCTGTCGGAATTGTTATATCCGGCTTTTCTTTTTGCGGCAGCACTGTCGTCAGCACGAAAGCCGGACGGAACATCTTCAGTGTCGCCGAGAGTAGCCCGTGCATATTTCTTACTGTTTTAGGAGAATGCTTTGCCGCCTCTGTATTTATTGCCGCCTGAACATCTTCCTGTGTCAGCTCATATACCTTGATTTTTTTAATATCATCAAGATAGTTGCGGATGTATCCTTTGTATGCGTTGTATGTTTTAGGAGAAAGCACATTTTTTTTGACTTCTACGCACTTTTCCATCGCTTCTACTACCGTAATATTGTCTTTTCTTCTTCCGGAGGATGTCTTTTCAGCCTCCCACTGCGCCGCTTCAAGCTGCACGGCTTTTTTGTTTTTCCCGGTAAAGCTCCGGTAATGCGCCTTTCCGTCCGGATCGGTATAATCCAGCACCCGCGCCCTGTACGACCCGGACGGCAGCCTGTCTACCTTAACCACAGCATAATCCTCTGATACGCGGAAACCACATACCGTATATATCCCATGTTCCCGTAATGACTGTCGTATATCACGAGTATCGCCGCACCGACAACGAAAAGCGTCAGAACGCCGAAAAGAACCGCAATCTTGCGGTTTTTGTCTTTTATGACCTTCGTGTATATGCCGATTATCTTGTCCTCAAACGCCGTGTCGCGCTTTCCTGTCGGCTCCGCCTTTGAGATCCCGGCATACTCGTCCACCGACCCGCCGAGAGCCTTTATCACTTCCACAACCGCCTGAAATGCCGGATTTTCCGTGCTTCCCGACATGATCCTCTGCACCGTCCCGGCAGGAACCCCGCTTATGTCGGCTATCTGCGCCAGCGTGAGATTTCTTTCGTCCTTGAGTCTGTTTAGATACTCCGAAAGTGTCATTTTCTGTTTTCCCCTCCCGTTATTTTTGTTTTTTATGCTGAAAATTCGTTTTTGAAGGCGAATCCTTCATTTGTAAACTGAATACCCATTTTTGCCTATTGATTATTCACCCCATCAGTGATACAGTTAAATCATACCAATTGCGGAGGTGTATTAGTATTATGAACTCAACCGGCGACCGTCTGAAAAACTATTTTGAAAAAGCTCCAAAGCGAGAAAAGCTCTTCGCCCTGAAGCTCCTTCGGAAATTCATTTTACAAAAGTCATCAAAAGGGAAAGATATTCTTCCTTCTCCCTCTCGCTCAGACCGTCCACAAGCTCTGTAAACTCGTCGGTAAGCCTCTTTTCTTCGTCCCCGCATTCTTCTGCCGAAACATCGTTCCCGTCGATTTTCAGCGCACGCACTGCGTCAAGAAGCGCATCCTCCGGGAAGTCTCCCGAAAGAATAACGTCCGCCAGCTTTCTTTTGTCTATCATGTAAAAAAATCTCCCCGATTTTTCGTCGTTTTAACCAATTGACTTTTCCGACAATCCGGAATATAATATACTTATCCGAACGCCCGTTCGATTTACCGATACCCCAAGACCAAACAAAGAAAGGCAGTACATATCATGACAGTATCCGAACGCGAAGCACTCAACCTCCGAATTGCAAAGATGATCAGCTCCCTGACGGACGAACAGTACGAAGAATTTCTTTTCCGCCTCGTTTCCGAGGTTAACATGAACCCGGAAATCAAGTATAATAATTCAGAAGCGATCCGTCAGACTATATAACGCCTTCTCGCGTTGAGATATGAATTCCCCGTGTGATCGGGCAGGGTCTCAAGATCGAAAAGCATATAGAATTTGAACTTTGGAAGCTCCGACAGATGCCATAATCCGCAGGCGCAGAAATCCGTTTCGCAGTAATAAACCTCGTATTCATGCTCCCCGATCACGTATTTTCCCTCATATTCCTGCCGGACATACGGAACGTCATACGGCTCGGAAAACTCTCCGTAGGCTATAAATTCCGCATCCTTTTCGGAATAACCCACCGTTTCCATGAGATAATCCCTGAACGCGGCAGAAAGCTCCTCTTTCCCCTTCAGTCTCTTCTCGGAAACTCTGTTGAGATTCACTCTTCTTTTCATATCCGCCTCCGTCATCAACGCCCCGGTGCGCTCTGTACTTCATTGCTTGAGTACAGTATACACCTGATTTTGCGATTTGTCAATATTTTTTTACAATAAGGAGAAACCAAGATGTGCCGCACAGCCGGCTCGATTGCAGGACTGAGAGCGGCAAGTGTGTCATCTTGCAATAGTGAATGTGACAACACTGAGCAAAAGACCGGCAAGTGCCGTTAATGCTCCGTCAATCAGATTTCTTCTTTCAGCATTTCCGCCTCACCGTAAGGAAGGGCGGTTTTGTTATGCATGAATTATTATAAGGTCAACAAGCACAATTGCAATATTTACGCCAATTCGCAGCGCCCTTGAGTATATTATGCAATCACGATATGCATATACAACACCCGCAACAGCATCATCGTATTGATATTGTTCCAATTTTATTTTCTCGCGTTCCTTTTCCGTATTATAGTCTTCCGGATCAAAGTCCTCGTTTATTCGCTCTTCATCGTAAAACTCCGGATGGTTCCGCCTGAATTCCGCAACCGCTTCATCTCCTTCTTTTTTTGTTATTTCTCCTTGCAGCTGCATAATTCTCAATCTGCTTTCTTCCGCTTGCTTTCTGCGTCTTATCACATATTCATATTGAAAATTTGATTCTCTCCAAATCCGCGTGAAAAAATATGCGACAAACGCAACCGCGGCACCTCCAAGAGCAGATAGTCCATAAAAGCCTACTCCCGCCCAGAATTTATGTATCGTTTCGTTTTTGAAATAAATAATTATCGGAGTGCTGAAAATTAACAAGCCAAAAACATACGGACTTGCAGCCAAAACGGCATGATACTTTGCCTGATAATATTTATCCCTCAACGTTTTCCAAGACATATTCGGAAATGTCCACCCATCCCCCTTCACCTCGCTCATAAGCCCGGCAACATTTTCAAGGCTCGGAAAAGAATCGAGAGCATCGCCGGATGATGTCGCTATAACAAAAAATTCCGCCGCAAACACAAGAAGTTGATAGATAAAACATCTCCAATATAAACTCATTTCTCCGCCCCCAATATTGCCTCAAGCACCCTCTCAACCTTCAACGCGTCCTCATCGGACAAGGACGCGATCATATCCATAACCTTCGCCCTCTCCTCCGACATCTCAATTCCCCTCCAAGATGTTCCGGAGGCTTTTTTTGTTTCTCCCAGAAGGCTGTCAACAGATACGCCAAAATATCCGGCAATTTTCAACAGCGTCTTGTGATGAGGAACCTTTCCCTGCTTCCATGAAGTTACAGCTCCGCTTGAACAGCCTATTTCTTTCGCCACCGCATTGGGGCTTTTTTTGATTTTCAGGCAAAGGCTATAATACGCTTCCCAGAACATAACCACCTCTAATAAATTAAAAATGAGAAAATCTCAATTTTCCTATTGACAATCTCAACAAGTTGAGATATAATATACTCATCAAAGCACCGAAGACCATGTCGGTGCCGCGATACCAGATACATCACTCCATATATCTGTTTGAGACGACATAAGCGCCTTACCATATACAATTGTTCCGCAACTCAATTGTAACACGGCAGGGCGCAAATGTCAACAAAAAAATAAATTTTATTTAGTAAGGAGGAGAACATGAACCTCGACCTCAAAACCCGCATCGTGCGCCTCGGTCTGAGGCAGAAGGATGTCGCGAAAATGCTGAACCGCCCCGGTCTGGTCGTCAGCCCCGCAGAGCTGTCGGTGGCAATCAACAGACTGCGCGATTATCCCAAGCTCGGCGAGATCAGAAACGAGCTGTCAAATCTTCTGACAAAGCTCGAACGCGAAAGGGGAATAAAATAATGCCCCGCATATCCAAGTCCGAAGAGGACCGGCGGTACGCTTCAGTCATAAGACACCTTGACGCATACAAAGCCGCAAGATTCCGGAACGGCGACGACAAAACTGCGGTCGCCTCCGCGCTCGGTCTCTCCCCGGCAAGAATGTACCGCATCCTCTCCGGCTCCGCCGACACACTGACACTGAGAGAGATCATGACCATCGCAAATACGCTCAACATCTCGGTTCCGGCGCTGCTCGGCTGCCGGGAGGAAAGGACGATATGAAAAAGTACATCCCCGGCACACTCGCAATAGCCCTTGCGTATCTCTTCCTGATACTCGCGTTCACAATAGGCATAAAGGCTCTTGTTTCCCTGCCGGTTATCGTGTACGCACAGTACAGACTCTTAAGAAGAGCAAAAAAACAGCCACTGCCGAAGCAGTGACTGTCGCAAAGGAGGGCGGCGGTAAAATAGCGAAAACCCGCCGCAATGAAACCAGACCCCAAGAGGAAAAAGGTCAGTATTCAGTATTATTGTATTACCTTTTTCCGAAAAAGTTAACCCCAAAATCAAAAAAACAATGAAAAGAGGAATACAAATGAACCCCTACACCCCCGCAGAAATGCACACCTTCGCGGAATACGCCCTCGAACACGTTTACAATCTCAACATCCACACCCCGGAAACCATGCAGTTCGATGCACACTACAGCCCGATCGCGGTCACCGTCAGCCTTTACTTTCTGTCAGAAGACAGCTGGAACATCCTCAGCTCAGAACACGCAGATACATACAGACACTCATCAAAAAACGACGTATACGACGCGATTCAGCGCTGGGAAGAAAGATACCTCAAGGAGACCCCCGAAGATGACACTCTGGGATGAAATCACCATATCCGACTACGAGCAAAAATGGCTCGACCAGCATTATGACTGGGAAAATCACCGCTATCGCACATATGCGGACGAACCCGAAGAGAAAGACGAAGAAGAAACCGAAACACCGGTCTTTGAGACCGAGGAAGAAGAAAATGACTGGCAGGAAGCACAGCTTCTTATCGCCTGTGAAAAAATAAAAAAGATGGTGAAATGCAATGCTTAAGAAATTCGACGAACTTTATAAAATCGATGTAAGCCCCTTCTGCGACAAGAAGAAGGGCAAAGACGACAACGGACGGGTGATAGATATCCCCTACCTCAACTGGGCGAAATGCGTTACCCTGCTTCATGACAACGGCGCGGAAACGGTGTACTACACCCCGGTGAAGAACGCCGAGGGCGGATATCTCTTCTCGTCCCGCGAAACATACAATAAGGACGGAAGAACCACAGGCTGTTACTTCGTCAGCGTTGAGATACACATCGATGACCTTGTCTTTACTCAGGATATGCCGCTCCTCAACGGAAACCTTGTGGTGTACGACGATACCCTGAACCAGCTTCGTATCTCAAACGCACACGCAAGAGCTTTCGTGAAGGGCGTTGCGATCCGAACCGGTCTCGGCTTCTCCCTCTGGGCAGGAGACGACGAAGGTGAAAAAGCCGAAAGCGAAGACCTCAGTATTCATAACATCTGGAAGATAAAACTGCGCATCGAACAGAAATTTACCGAACTCATGAAAAAGGGAATGTCTCAGGCAGAAATCTGCAAGAAGTGCAACCTCAAAGAGAGCGATGTCGGACAGATACTCATCAAGTATATGAACGGCATCTCGTATCTTGAAGAAGCTCTGAAAAAGCTATGATAAAGAACAAATCCCGCGCCGGCTGGTTCGGCGCAAGCGACACCGCAACAATCATGGGAAACTGGCAGACAAAAACCTTCGCGGCGTGGTGGATGGTAAAGCTCGGGTTTGCCGAGAATAACTTTACAAACATCTACCTTGCCGCCGGGACAGCCTACGAACACCGCATCCTCGATGCTCTCGGTGTAAAAAAGCGCGACCGGCAGATAAAAATCAGAAAGATTGGCGGTCAGCCCGTCCGCCTGAGAGTAAACCTCGACGGAGAGGATAAAGAGTACATTCACGAAGTCAAAACCCACAGTAAGCCGGGATTCAAAGTGCCGAAAAATTACTGGCAGCAGGCGCAGGTCGAAATGTTCGCGACTGGGAAAAAGCTGTATATCGACCATTACCTTCTCCTCCCCGAAGATTACGACAATTTCTTCAACGAAATCGACCCTGACCGTCTCGGCAGGATCGAAATCCCATATGACCGCGAATGGGTTGAAAAAGAGTACATCCCCCGCCTCATCCACCTTTCAAAGTGCTTGAAAGAAAGGAGATTCCCATGAAAGGCAGGATCGCCTCCGAAATAACCTTCACCGCCGACCGGAAGCAGCGCGTCACGATAGAGCTTGACGAGGACTTCCGTCCGGCATGGGACGGGCTTCACGAAGAGGATGTCGAGATAACCGTTAAGAAGTACCGCAAAAAGCGCAGCCTTGATTCGTCAGCCTACGCATGGGTACTCCTCGACCGCCTCTCCGAAAAGCTCCGCATCCCGAAGGAAAGGATATACCGCTCCCTCATCCGCGACGTAGGCGGCAACTGCACAACCGTCTGCGTTCAGGATAAGGCTGTGGATAAGCTGACGGAATCATGGCAGAGAAACGGCATCGGATGGGTGACAGACACCATGCCATCAAAGCTGGACGGCTGTAAGACAGTGATCCTCTATTACGGCTCGTCTACCTACGATACCGCCCAGATGTCCCGCCTCCTCGACCTCATCATCGAGGAGTGCAAGGAGCAGGGCATCGAAACCAAAACCCCGAACGAGATCGCGGAGATGCTGAGCCTATGGGAAAACGCGAGATAAAATCCGTACTCAAGACCCGCCCCGGTCTGTGCTACCTCTGCAAAAGGCAAACCGAAACCTGTCTCCATCATGTGTACTTTGGCTTCAACCGCTGGATGTCCGACGAAAACGGCTTCGTCGTCTTCCTCTGCCCGTCATGCCATACCGAATCCTCCACATCAGCCCATAAATGCCGCGACACCGACCTTTACCTCAAGCGCAGATGTCAGGCGGCATACGAAAAAAACCACACAAGAGCAGAATTTATGCGCCTTGTGGGACGAAATTACTTAACCGAAAAGGAGAAAGAGAAATGAAAGAACAGAACTACATCGTAAGAGCCGACAGAGCAGGAGTGTTCTTCGGCAAAATCAAGGAGCGCATCGGAAGCGAAGTCACCATGACCGATGTCCGCCGCATCTGGTACTGGTGCGGCGCAGCGTCCCTCTCACAGCTTGCCGTTGAGGGAACAAAAGAACCTAAAGATTGCAAGTTCACCATCTACGTCCCCGAGATGATTATACTCGGTGTGATTGAGATTATCCCCTGTACCGCCGAGGCTGAAGCCAGTATAAAGGAAGTCCCGGAATGGAGAGTGTAAAAAAGTTTGTTTCTGTCGGTTCCGGCTACGGCTCCGGCTACGGCTCCGGCGACGGCTACGACTACGGCGACGGCTGCGGCTACGGCTGCGGCTGCGGCTGCGGCTCCGGCGACGGCTACGGCTACGGCATAAAGTCGTTTGACGGCAAAGACATATGCCTGATCGATAACATACAGACCGTTATAACCGCCGTCTTCGGCAACATTGCAAAAGGCTTTGTCCTCAACAGCGACCTTACCCTCACACCATGTTATGTCGCAAAGCAAGGCGACATTTTCGCACACGGAAATACATTAAAAGAGGCAATCGACGCACTGCACGAAAAGCTCTTTGATGATATGCCCGAAGAAGACCGCATCGCAGAATTCTTCAAAACCCACAGCCCCGGCGTGAAATATCCCGCAAAAGATCTCTTTGTGTGGCATAACAGGCTCACCGGAAGCTGCGAAGCCGGACGGATGTCCTTCGCCCGAAGTCACGACATAGACCTCGAGAATGACACCTTTACCATAGAGGAGTTCGTCAGCCTCTGTAAAGACAGTTACGGCGGGAAAACTATAAAGAAGCTCCTCAACTGATCCCTCAGACCGCCTGATGACAGCCGGCAAAGACCGACCGCCCGACGGAGCGCATCCGTCCCAGTATCAAGCCTCGCCAAAGTACACGGCGAATGAGCGCGGAGAGATATGGCGACACTCCCGCGCCGGAGATGTGACTGTACGGCGTTACCCGCAGACGCTATCACATCAGCGGGACATCGGAACGTAGTTCAATCAGCAGAACGCTTCGTAACGTACACGCCGCCCGAAAGACTTCCCCGAGCGGCGGGAAGATGTGAAGGTGCAATTCCTTCCGTTCCGACCAGCCGAAAGGCATAAAAAATACCGAAAAACAATTTCGAAAGGAGATTTCCCCAAGATGAACGCTGCAACACAATGCTTCAAGGTGCTTGAGCATCTGAAGTACATCGGCTCCCTGACACAGGCAAAGGCGCTTGACCTCTACGGCATAGCCCGTCTGACCTCCCGCGTCAACGACCTCAAGAGAAAGGGAATCGTAATCAACACAAGGACGATCCCGGCGAAAAACCGATTCGGCGAGACCGTCCACGTCACCGAGTACAGCTTACCGAAGGGAGAAAAATCAGAATGAGCGCACTTAACTTCAATCAGGCGATCTTAGCCGGTCGCCTCACCGCAGACCCCGAACTCAAAACCACGCAGTCCGGCATATCGGTGACACAGTTTACCGTTGCCGTAAGCCGCCCGAAACGTAAGGACGACAACACCGATACCGCCGACTTCATCTCATGCGTCGCATGGAAGGAAAGAGCCGAGCTTGTCACAAAGTACTTCCGCAAAGGCTCCGCTATCATGGTAATCGGTCAGATCCAGACCCGCACATGGACGGACAACAACAACCAGAAGCGCTATGCGACGGAAATCCTCGTCGACAATATCCGTTTTGTTGACAGTAAAGCCGACGCCGCGCAGAAATCGCCCACAGCGAATGAAAATGCCGGAGCGCCCTCTTATATCCCCGATGCCTATAAAGCCCTGAAATTTGAGGAAATGACCGCCGACGACGGCGATTTGCCGTTCTGACGGGAGGGAATCGACAATGGTTGATTTATTTTGCGACAACGCAGACTGCCTTTTCTGCGATCCAAACGATTACTTCTGCACAGCCCAAGTCGTGCAGATTGACTGCTGCGGAGAATGCAAAACCTATGAGGAGTACGAAAGCCACGAGCCGAAAGAACTCTACTGGAAGCGATGCTTTTACCCTAAAACCCGAACGATACAGCGAAAAGCAGCATACGGGTACAGGATTGTTGTTGACGGTGTAACTTTTTTCACTGATGCGGATTCGAGATACAAAGATTGCCATCGTTACGTCACCGAGGGAAAGTCAGGTGTTCTTTGCGGCACTCTTGCAGACGCGAAAGAAGACATCAGCTACATAAAAAAAATGATTCCGACCTTCGGCAACGTCTTCGATTATCCCGAAGACAGAGACTTCGCACCGTCCGGAGAGGAGAACGACAATGGCTGAACGCAGAATGTTTGCTAAAACCATTGTTTTGTCCGACGCCTTCCTTGATATGCCTCTCAGCGCAAGATGCCTCTACTTCACCCTCGGGATGTTCGCCGATGATGACGGGTTCATAAACAATCCAAGAAGCATCATGCGCCAAGCAGGCGCAAGCAACGACGACATGAACATCCTTCTCGCCCGTCGGTTCGTTCTTTCGTTTGAAAGTGGTGTGATAGTCATAAAGCACTGGAGAATCCACAACTATATCCGTAGTGACCGATATAACCCGACAAAATATGCCGACGAAGCATCTACTCTGAAGCTCGATGAAAACGGCGCATATACGGAATGCGCACGGGAGATACCCGCTCCGGATACCGTTGGTATACCAGTTGGTATACCGGAGGTGCACCAACGGGAGACACAGGATAGGTTAGGTAAGGATAGGTTAGGTAAGGATAGTATAGATAATGTGCCGGCACAGCCGTCACCACCCCCCACCCGCCACAAATACGGCACCTACCAAAACGTCCTCCTCTCGGATACGGATTACGAAAAGCTGAAATCCGAATTCCCGACCGACTATAACGAGCGGATAGAGCGCGTCTCGGAATACGTCGCCATGAACGGAAAGAAGTATAAGGACTTCTTAGCGGTGATCCGTAACTGGGCGAGAAGAGACACCCCGAAAGAAAAACCAAGATATATGTAAAAGGAGCAATCAAAATGGAAAACAGAATCGAGTTATCGTCGGAAATCGAAAAAGACATCAGAACTTCAACGGAACAATCCAAGCGTGGGGAAATCACGAGCGGTTTGGAAAAAGCACGAAAGCTGTATCCCGACTTCAACATTCACTGTGAAAAATGCGGCTTTGATATCATAGTCGACGTCTGGCGCGACTTGCTTGATTACTATACCGTCGAGGATATACGCTACGGATTCTGGGTTTGTCTCCGCCGCCGCAACGAACTTTTTACCCCCGCCGATGTGAGAGAGAGTATCGCCAAGAGAGAAAAAACACTTCAATTCCCTCGGGAACAGGAAGAAAACGAGCGCAACAAATAAAACCAAAGACACAAAAAGGAGCAATCAGAATGGAAACGAAAAAAAGCGTTGACGAATATGTCAAAGAAAAAATGGCGGAAAGAGACAAAAAAGCGACCGAGATATACCACGGTCTCAAAGTCACACCGGACGGAAAGCGCATCTTTGAGCTGACCGATAATTTCATAATCGCACTTCATATGCCGCGTATGTTCTATCCTGAGTTCGATATTCTCTGCGAAAGGCACGAATACAAGGACATCGCCAAAATGTGGGCAGAGTTCTTTGACAGGCTCGGTTACGGTATAAAGGAGGTCGCCCCCGCAATCGATATCTATCTTCAGACCCGCGAGAATTACATAACTCCCGCCGGTGTTCTCAGGGTCATAAAACAGACGGAAGCCCAGAAGGAAAGACTGCATTTCGTAATGTTGGACGACGATGACTGAATTCGAATATGCCAATATGTATCTCGGCGATTTCAAGGTCGTAGGCAACGAGATAAAGCCGCTCTACTGTCCCTTCTGCGGCGGCGGCAATCATCAGGATCGCTACACCTTCGCCCTGAACATGGAGAATCACACCTTCAACTGTATGCGCGGCTCCTGCGGCGTCAAGGGTCACTTCTCGGAACTCTGCCGGGAGAAAAACCTCCGGTATGACGATCCGGCAGACCCGGCACCCCGCCCGAAAGCCCCGGCGAAGAAGTACAAAAAGCCGGATACAAAGCTGTTTCCCCTTGAAAACGATTCTCCGGCAATGACATATATGCAGAAGAGACGGCTGTCGTCCTCCATAATCGCGTATTTCGGCATTTTAAGGGACGGACAGGGAAACATAGCCCTGCCCTTCTATCGTTCGTCAGAGGACAGAAAAACGGCATCTCCGACGTTCGTCAAATACCGCCCTCCGAGGAAGGTCGAAAAGGGAGAGAGAAAGATGTGGCGCGAGACCGGAGCCGAGCCGATACTCTTCGGCATGGATTTGTGTACCTTCGGCACAAAATCTCTCATCATCACCGAGGGAGAGTTCGACTGCATGGCTGCGTTTCAGGCTTTCTCGGAGAAGCGCCCCATGAACGTCGTCTCCGTCCCCTCCGGCGCCGAGGATTTCACATGGCTCGATACCTGCGCCGAATTCCTCGAAAAATTCGATAAGTTCGTCATCCTCGGAGACAGCGACGAGCCGGGAAAGAAGATGGCTGCCGAGCTTGTAAAGAAGCTCCCCGGAAAGAACATCCTCCTCCCCGACTACGACGCATACCTCGGATGCAAGGACATGAACGAGCTGCTCGTCCGTCACGGAGAGCAGGCAGTAGTAAACGCACTTGCCGCCGTGAAGGAAACCCCGGTCGAAGGTCTTATAAACTTCGCCGACGTGCAGATGACGGATATACTGAAGCTCCCGCGCACTCTGTCGGGAATAAAATCCCTCGACAAAAAGGTCGGCGGCTTCCTTGAGGGTGACCTCACCGTCTGGACGGGTAAGCGCGGATGCGGAAAATCCTCCGTCCTCAACCAGATCGGGCTTGACGCAATAGATCAGGGCAAAAACCTCTGTGTCTATTCCGGAGAGATCCCGGCTGACAGGCTCAAGTATCAGATAACCTGCTGTGCCGCCGGAAGGGAAAACCTCTCCTTCGTCCGCGACGAGAGGACAGGAAGAGACGTTGTCACGGTCGGCAGAGACACCGCCGGAAAGATAGACCGCTGGCTCGACCGCCGCCTGTGGCTCTACGACAACAGGATAGTCCAGTCCGACGAGAGAGACAGCATAATCAATATCTTCACCGCCGCATACAGACGATATGACTGCCGCGTCTTCATTGTGGACAACCTGATGACCGTTGCCCTCGCCGCAAAGCCCAGTGAAATGTATCAGGTTCAGGGTGAGTTCGTCATAAGGCTGAGAAAATTCGCCGAGAAGTACGGAGTTCACGTCCATGTCGTCGTCCACCCGAGGAAAACAAATGACGAGATAAAGGACAGCGACGAGGTCGGCGGCTCCGGCACGATAACCAATATCGCCTGTAACGTATTCACCGTCATGCGCGGCGTCGAGGAAAACGATATCGCCAAAATCCGCTGCCTGAAGTCAAGAATGTACGGTGAGACCGGAGACTTCGAGCTGAAATACGACCCGATTTCCC